TGATGTATTTTTAAGGGTTAAAGTTAAGTTTTTTAAGGCATCTACCAATTCAGCATTTGATTCAACAACATCTAGCTTCTCGCTAGTGTTCTTTGCTTCAAATACCTCGTGTACTGCTTTTGCAGCCACCTTCGCTTCTGAACGAGATAACGAGAAGGCATCTCGCATTCCATTTTCCCATTCTCTTATGGTTACATCCTCGCCCTTTACACTACGAACCTTAGCTTGAGGATTCATAGGGAAAGTCACAAGTGATATTTCCATTAAGTCTACTTCTCCGATCATGCGTTTGTTTGTACGCTTATCGTATGAAACTTCGTCAGGGTTTGCTCTAAATCCTATAGACATAGCATCTAATGCACCCATTTTTAATAATTCGTATGCTTCTTGACCTGCTTGTGTTTTGAGAGCTAGTTTGCCCTTTACCATAAGTCCATGATCATCTTCTTTGATTTCTTCAAAGACACCTATCGGCATATCTGTCTTATGTTGGTATAAAAGTTTTACTCCTTTTACGCCTCTTTTGCGTAAACTTTTAGTAAAAGCTCCTGTCTTGATGACATCGTTACCTAAATCTGTATTGTTGAATACTGAAGCATAGCCTTCAAACCTACCATATTCTTTCATTTCATCGTCATCATCGTCAGGATGATACGCTTTTAAATCAGATATGATTTCAAGAATATCTTTTTCTATGACTACTTCTTCTTCTTTTTTCTTTGGCTTTTTCTTTCTCTTGTCTTTATCGTACCCATAGCCTTGAACAGTCCTTCCAGTTAGTTCTGTGTATTCATCATGGGTTTTGCAAGGCATATAGACAGTGTTGCCATCTTCATCATGCGAATGAAAACCAACGCAACCTATCTCTTCTGCTCTTTCTACCGCTTCTTCTTCGGTAGTAAAAACATCTCTCCTTATCTGCTCTTTCTGTTCATTCTGACTAGAATCTTCTAACGAAGCAAACCGATTGGTTTTGACAGCTAAAACTTTTTCTGCTTCTGTATATTCAGTAGTCATAAAGCTATCCTCGTTTTACTATATATAGTAATTCATTGTTAATCATAGCACAATATCTCTTTCGTCAGCATAAACTATCACACACCGACAATTTACGACATTTTTTGCACCGCCCTTTGGGTCTCCTGCATGGTTCATAGGACTGCCACCTATATCAAAGTCCTCATCCATGTTTCTAATCTGTCCATTTGCTTCTACATGAGCTGATCTCGTTCTTTCATCTGCTGTAGATACCCACCTTTTCATCATGTTTATACCTAAATCTTTTCTTAAGGTGTCATGATAGTTATGATTTGCAAAAGATGCTGCATTGTGCGTTTCTGTTCTTGCAATCAAAGCAGCTCTGCTTCTGCTTATAGGTAATACTCTTTCAGTTATTCTTCTAGCCAACTGATTCAAGCTCAAGCCTTCTTCTCTACCTTCCTCTATAATTTGTGCTACTTTCCTAGCTACTGATACAGATATACCAGATAAGTACAAAAGTCTATCTCTATTGTAAAGATTTATTAAATCCTCTATGTCTATGTTTCTGCCAAAGATAATCGCCTCTTCTGCTTTTTGCTGTGGCTCATAGATAGATTCATTAGTTTGATATATTGATCTGAATACCTGTCTATAGTGCATATACATTACAGGTTCTAAGTCCTCTCGCAAGTCTCTTGCTGCTATGTCAGCATCGTATTGATTGAACTCTCTGACAAGATACGCTTTGGTATTCACAAACCTACTAAAGATTGAGAGAAGTTGCTTATATACTTTCTTTTCTAAGTTATTTCTAAGCCTACTCTGTCTACGAATCTCTTTGCGTAGATTTATCCTTCCTCGTCTGAAATCTCTAAGCTGTTTTTTATCAACGAGTTTTAAGGTCATTTTTTACTAGAAAGTGGATGACCCTTAGGGAAAAGATCGGTGTCATGACGACCCCCCTGAAATCTACCAGACCTCAAGGCACTAAGGAAACTGTTCACACGAGCAAATGCCCACTGGTCTGGACCACTAACTCTAGGTCTAACAGAGCTAGGATTTGTATTGTATGCACCTACGCCTCGCTTGAACACTGCCTCTAACATACGCACTGTTGCCCTTTTTGTTGGTTTGTCGCCATACTTTTCATTATGATCATCAACTTTATTCTTTAAGGCTTCTTTTACTTTTGCTGATACTTGTTTTGTATCTTCCATGACTGATACAAACTCATCATCTATTTCAAAGTCAAAATCTTCTAAATCTTTTCTGCCTTCTAATTTCTTTGTAAGTTCAAGGATTACATCTTTCATGCCTTGCTCACCAAGTTTTGGATTTATGACTCCCCACTTCATTAACGCCACAACTCCTGCAACATTTGACAGGTTTGGTTCTTTGCTACCACCTACAAACTGGTTGCCATCATTGACGCTATGTCTAGCTGCCCATGCTTCTCTTTCTTTAATCCATTTAAGCACTGCAGGAGACTCTGAGCCTTCTCTAGCTCTACCCCAAAGCATGAACGCTTCATTACCTCTGATATTACCACCTGCTGCCCAGATTTGTTTACCAACACCTACTTCTTTTACATTTTTTGCAAAATCATAGTCAAACTGTGGATATTCTGAGTTTCTTAGTGATATTTTCTTATCATCACCTGCATTTGGAAAGTCAGTTTCTTTTGTTTCGTCTTGCTTCTGCTCATCAAGCATATACTCTGCTTCTGTAAGCTCCTCGTAGTCTTTTACATCTTCATCTGCGTCTGGCACATCAGGAGAAGGCGGTGACTCGCTACCTAAGGGGAACAGAGCAGCGTTGATATAAATATCGTCACCACCATCTATTGGATTGAGTCCGATAATCTCTCTTGCTTCATTCCTAGTCATTATTCCTGCATTTACTGCACTGACTATGTTTTCGTAAGTCTTTCTTTTTCTTTCTGCTAAGGCAGGAATACTTTCTGTATCAAATGCCAAGTTTAATCTTTCATCAAACTGCGGTACTAGCCATTCATTAAAGTCAGACTCTATTAGTTTGATATGTGGGATGATTGTTTCTTCATATAAAGCTAGTCTAGCCTCTGCAACATTTGCGTAAGTTTGTGCATCAGGCACTCCTACAAGCTGACTTGGTACACCAAAACACAATGCAATATCTGTAGCACTCATATGCTTCAAATTAATAAAGTCCATATCTTTTGGTGATAGACCCATTTCTTTCCAATCAAAATCACCCTCTAATAACATAGGTCTACCTGCGTTCCCTGAGCCTGTAAATCTGTTGTTTAAATCTGTTAGTAGCTGTTGTCTTTGTGTTTCATTAAGGTTTACAGCAAAACCTGCATCATCCTTAGGCTTGAATATGACTGCACCGCTAGGTCTAGCACCATTATTTAAAAGATTTATGTTGTGCTTACTAGCTAAGTTATGTTGGTCTACTTCTACTGCTGCTGCTGTTAATGGAGAACAACCATAAAAATCATCCATCGGATTCCATAGCTTAATATGTTTTAGTTGAGAGAACCCTGTGTCTTGATCTACTAAATAGCTTTCCTTGACTCTGCCATTGATCATGTAGTCATATCTATCAGGAAACTGTGATGTACCGCCTTTGATTACTATTCTATCTGGTCTGAGTAAGTGTAACTCTCTTGGTAAGCCTCCTTCTGCACCTACTTTTAACACATAGGCATTACCACTTAGAAGCAAAAAGCCATAAAGAGCATTAAAAAACTCTGAGTAGCTTTGCATTGGATTGGGTCTGTCCATCAAAGATATTAGTGGATGTGTTTCTAATACCTGATCACCTGCCTTTAGATCGTAGCTGACTGAACTTGCACCTTTTGATATTTCATTAACACAACGATAAACGATTGCGTTTTTCTTATAGCCTTCGTTTGCTAAGTCTTGATATTTATATTCTGTGCTACTAGAACCGACACCAAAGTACCCAAACATACTCCCATCCCTTTTGAACTCATCTACAGGCGTGTTGAGTAGTCTTTGAAAAAATGTTCTATTGTCTGCCATTAACTTATTCTCCAATTTACTTGTCCTCTTGACTTGCTAAGTTCGGTCAAACCCCAAACTAAAGCATCCAATCTATCAGGACTCGTTTTTATATCTCCTGTGTAAGAACACATCTGTGTTTCTAGCTCAGGAAAAGTTCCTACATGGTGAACTCGCCTCTGCTCATATAATGCTGCAATAGGTTCAGCTCTTACTAATTTACCTCTTGTAGCATGGACTGACCTATAAGGTATATTGCTGTCAATGTTCCTTAGTAGTCTTTCCACCAAGTCGCCTCCATTATTAACTTCAGCTACTATTCTGTCAGCTTCCCATTCATAGAAAGCTCTTATAGCTATTCTACCCCATTTATCAGCAGAATACCTACCAGACACATCTTCTAATACATAGTATTCGTTATTAGCGTCTTTGCCAACAACTAAAATACCTGTTTCATCTGAGTTTTCGTTAGCTGTTACAGCAGGGTCAATGGCTACAATGATGTTTGTTAGCTCTCTTTCCTCATCTCTTAACCTTGCCTCATCAATAGAACTTAAATCCCACAAAGCTCCTTCTACATTGTCTATGATCTCTGCAAACAGCTCTTGTCTACCTAAAGTCGTACCCTCATAGCGTTCTCGTAGCATCTCCAATGCAGACTCTGCAAGGTTTGCTTCGTTCTCAAAAGTATTACCTCTAGTCAGATAACAGTCATCTCTTGCCATCAAATCTTTGATAAGTTTGGTTGGTTTTGGAGTTGTAGTGATTACACATTGCGGTTTTTCACCTAGCCTTAGACCAAACATAAGCTGATCAAAAGCCTCAGGGTATCTCCAACTTGCTACCTCATCGCACCATGCTCTATGAAACTGTGGTCCTCTTAACCTGTCTGGTTCTTGTGCTGCAAACCCTGTGATTTTAGAGCCATTCCAAAGTCTTATCTCTGCAACACTTGATGAATAACCTTTTTGATCTGACGATTTTAAGAAGCACTCTTTTGGTATGACACTTATGAGTCCACTGTTGCCTCCAAAACAAACCCTTCTTAAATCTCCATGTGTTGGTGCAACTACAGCACAATTTACATTCTCATTACGCATAGCGTATAAAGCAATGTCCTCAGCACCTGTTCTAGTCTTACCCCAACCTCTACCTGCTAAGATAAGCCATATCAAGAAGTCTTTCTCTGGTGTTAGCTGTTTATTTCTAGCTGTCTTTTGC